AATGTACAAGGATGGCCACAGCATGAATGTAATTGCCAATAGCTTGAACCAAGCAGGAATCAAAGGGAGCAAGGGGGGTAAGTTTTATAGAAGTACAATAAGAAAAATACTAAAGAATAATATTTATGGATTTGCTAAATGAAGAAAGAAACTACAATGGTATAATAGAATCCATTGAGGAGATTACGGGAGTATCTCGTGTCAATTTCGCTTACAAGAGAACTAGAAATCACGATGAGGTTCTGCTAAGAACAATCTTAATTGGAATGTGCAAGGATGAAATGTCTTGGACAATCACTAAGATTAGAGACAAGATTGGATTCAGGAATCATACAACTATCCTGTATGCACTGAGAAAAATTAAAACGTGGAGGGAAATGCCTCACATGTACAAAAGAGAAATCAATCTACTCAAACTAGTTAAGAACAAGTATGGACAAAAATACGCAGAAATTACTGGAAATGCTTTTTCATAAGGTATACGGTGAAATACCTGAGGAAGCACAGCCTCTATTCAGAACTAATCGCTTTACTCCTCCCTCTGTAAAAGAGATAGAAGAGTATCTAATAGAGAAAAAGGTTCTGAGTCCCAAAGAGAATGCTCAGAAATTCTATAACTTCTACGATGCTAAGGGATGGATGATAGGTAAGAACAAGATGAGAAACTGGAAGAGTGCTATTAATACGTGGGACTTTCCAAAGAAAGGATTGGTCATATGAGAAAAGCATTTGAGGCTATTAGATCCATCATCCTTTTGCTTACATTTGCAGGCATTGCTATTTACTCTTTTTTGAAATTTAACTTTTTATTAGAATGAACGTACAAGAATTACAGGCGCATGGTATAAATACTAGGGGCAAAGAAGCTGGTCAGGTGAAAACTAGGTGTCCAAAATGCTCTGATGAGCGTAAGAAAAAGAATGATCCATCCTTATCTGTAGATATAGATGAGGGAGTGTGGAACTGCCACCATTGTGGATGGTCTGGATCTATACATCAGTATAAGAGACCGGAGCCTAGACCTCATGTCAAGAGTGAAGGAATCTTCAAGTACTTTACCGATAGGGCGATTAAGAGAGAAACAGTCGATGCCTTTAAGATAAGTCAAGGCACAGAGTGGATGCCTCAAGATCAAAAAGAGCATGCCGTAGTTTGTTTTAACTATTACGAAGATGGTCAGCTAATAAACATTAAGTTCAAGACATCTGATAAGAAGTTCAAGATGGTCAAGGATGCTAAGAAGATTCCTTATAATATAGACTCTATCAAGGATAGCGACAAGGTTATTATCTGTGAGGGAGAAGAGGAGACTATGTGCTGGCATCAAGCAGGATTCCCCTTTGCTGTGTCTGTGCCTAATGGAGCGAGCAAGACCAACAACAATCTTGATTGGCTTAACAATTGTTATGATAAGTTCTTAGACAAAACTATTTATTTAGCCACAGACAATGATGAACCGGGCAAGAAGCTAGCACAAGATATATCTAGGCGTTTTGATACGGAGGACATACGACTAATCAAGTTTCCTGAAGGACAAAAGGATGCCAATGATTGTTTAAAGGCTGTAGGTGCTGAGTGCCTTAAGGCAATATTCAATTCAGCCCAGCATTTACCAATGGCTGAGATATCTACAACTTCTGAGTATAAGGATACCGTTCTATCGTATCATTCCGATGGATACCCAACAGGTGAAAAGGTAGAAATGAATCTAACGGATAAGCACTTGTCTTGGGCTAGAGGTGAGTTGGTTGTAGTCACAGGTATACCCGGATCAGGTAAGAGTACGTGGCTAGACTATATGTATGCTCGTCTATCATTTATTAAGAAGTGGAAGTTTGGAATATTTTCTCCTGAGAACATTGCACCACTGAAGATAACAAGACTATCTGAACAGATATTGGGAAAGGCAATGGGTCTCATGACAAAGGCAGAACTAAACTTTGCCATAGAGCAGATTAATAATCACTTTTACTTTTACAATACAGAAGAGATGGAGGATTACTCAATAGAATCTATTCTATCCCTAGCTAAGAATATGGTAAGAAGATATGGTATAGATTGCTTATGCCTAGATCCATTCAATTATATTGAGTCTAAGAGAAGCAAAGACGAGAGCAGTAATGAGAGCATAGGTAACTTACTTAGGGAGCTGAAGAGATTTGCAGTTAAGAACAATGTGAACGTCACCTTAGTTGCTCACCCAAGAAAGATGGAAAAGAATAGCGGATCATATTCTGTGCCTAGACTCTACGATATTAGTGGGTCTCATCACTTTTTTAATGTACCTGATGTGGGCATAGCTGTACATCGTAATTATGTAGATGGAGAGAATGATCCAGTAGAGGTTCACATTCAGAAAGTGAAGTATCACTTCAGAGGTAAGTTAGGTATGGTTGAGTATAGATTTGACCCACCTACAGGTAGATATTCTGAGTCCGGCTTTTTTAAACCCTTGGTAGATTATGTTGAAGAGACTACTGGTGATATGTTCGGCTCACTATAAGAGAGGGGAGAAAATAAAGTATTTCAATATGTCTCCTCCTGTGTATGAGACAGTGACTAAGATTAAGAAAGAAAATTTATTCACCTATAGAGATCAGGTGATACCCATTGTTTGTGAGGGATGGCAAAGCATAGATGGTGTTTGGTTTCACCCATTTACCACGACAGAGGGTAATATAATATCTATAGAAATGACCTACGCTATATATGATTGACGATCGTGTAAATATCAAAAGGATACTGATGAATCTAAGATGGGAGATATTAAACTTTGGTATCCTTTTAACCCCGACTAGGAGATATACCAATAATGAATGTTTTATACCATCATTCAGTAGCCGGGTGTATATATACTACAAGGAGGATAATATATATATCAAGATTAATAAGCATATATATAAGATGCCAGCTGAGTTTGATGAGGGAAAGATATCTGAAAAGATAATAGATGCTGCTGTAGGCATCATTAGATACCATAAAGCAGATAGCCGCATTAAATTTTAACGTCCTGCCACACCTTAACGTACCTACCATTGACCAGCTTTAAAATTGGTATCTTCTTGGTAGTGGGTCTTACAAAGTTCTCATTTATTTTATGCCTCTCAATAATATTTCTGTGTAGAATCTCACAGGCAATCATAGCATCTATGTAGTCAGTATTATCTACTAAGTAATTTTTAGCTTCATCTATGATGTCCAAAAAGTATATTTCCTCTGCATAGTGGCTCAGGTAATCTACTATGTAGTAATTACCTCTTTCTGTGGTGTGATCGTTCTTATAGTATCCATAAGAGCCATCCTTCTTCATATTACCCTTAAATAATACCATGGGCTTCTTAGCTAGTAGATTCATGTATCCCATGTTCTTATACTTCTCTAGAACTACACCTCCTCTATTTACCTCTAGCATTGCCTTAGCATCATTGTAATACCTTTGTAGCATTATCATCTTTTCTACAATGTATTCTGGATCTGAGTCCCGTTCAGCATACAATGCTACATATCTATTCAAGTCAATATCCTTAATAACCAGAGCTTGTCTGGATCCATCTCCCATATTTTTGCTTACAAATGGGATGGGGTCAATACCTGCTATGTAGGTATGACCAGGTTCTGGATCCTCCAGAATCATAACATTGCTTTTAGTATTTCTTCTCTTTTTTATATCGCCTTCTGGGGATAAATATAGATCTACCTTTTGTACAGGAGGCTGGCTACCTAGTATAATTCTTTCCTGTGCCTGTATCTTTTCCAGTACATGCTTAGGCAGGTTACCCTTAGCATTGGCAGAGAATACCTCTTGAATATCTAGAGGATACTGCTTGATAAATACTTCTAAGGCACTCTTATCGTCTGCTTGATCTAGTTTCTCTCTGGTTCTAAGTATCCATTCTGTAGCCGCTTTCTCATCGCTGTGACCATTAGGACAGAAGTTTAAGAACTCACCCGGTATCTCATTGCCTTTATCGTCCAGTTTAGGAGCTGATGAAATACCTTTCCAGCCCGGTACAAATACAGTAATGAGCTTTAATATCTCAGCATCTCTCCATAATGCAGAACCTTTCTTCTGACCAGCAACGGAACTCTCACCGGCACTTCCTCCTAATACAATAGGAGCTAGCTTGGTAAAACCACTCTTTACAGATGCCTGAGCTGAACGTAAAACTTTATCAGCATGTGGATGCAAGAAGAACTCATCAATAAATACGTGCATGGCACGATATGCCTCAAATGCCTGTGGGTTATCTACTGTCTCACGGGCTACAATCTTGGAATCCAATCCCTCAATTGTTCCATCTCCTACAGATCTACCCATATGAAGATATCCCCACTGTCTAGTAGACACTACACCAGGCCTGAAATCCTTGTCAAGTCCATCAAATGCAACACGCATCTTTTCCTTGTACATCTCTTCCAGCCTTGTTTTATCGGCAGAAGTCAATAGAGTTGTTGATCCAGGATTAGTTAGTGATATCCATAAGGGTATGATACCTCCAAAGGTTAGGGTAAGACCTAACTCACGCCTTTTAAGAACCATGAGATCCCATCCCATGTCTCTGGCTTTTATGTAAGATCCATAGAGATCCTCGTCTGCATCTCTCCAGAAAGGACGTATTCTTTTACCAGACGCAGTCTTTACCGTTCCTTGGGTTAGTGCAAAGTAGTGTGGCCCAACCAATCCAAAACGACCATTTATCCAGTAGTCTCTCTCTTTCTCGTACCACAGGATCTTTTCCTTCTTGGTGGCATTGGAACTTAGTGCATATTTCGCTGCCCATTTTTCGTATTCAAATTTAGATTTCTTTGTCATTTAATTATATCTCCGATACTAGAAGTATCATCTTCAATATCAGGATATGCATCTAGCTGTGCATTCCGTATGGTCTTACTTACCTTATCCCCAGATTCTAATAATCTGAGTAGGCTTTTCTGATATGGGTCATCCAGATCCAATTCCTTAGAGCGTATAAGAGCATTGATCTGCTCTGTCATAGATACAATGGTTACATAGAAATCCTTTGCTGGATCCTTAAGCTGTACCTGTATTCTTTCCAGAGCCTCAGCTTCTCTTATCTTATTTTCCTTTAGGAATGCCGTAAGCTTTGCGTAGCTCATTGATATCTCTCTTTTTAAGTTCTATTTCCTTTTGACATTTATTCGCCTCGAATACATTATCGATGGCAGAATAATACTCATGCCAAGAGATGAGCTTCTGTAGCTCCTTAACCTCTTGGTCTATTTTTGCGTGATTCCTTTTATCCATGTTCTAAAATCAAAATGCATTAAATCTGCGGCTTCCACTTTCTCCCCCATGGAAAGGTAGAACCTTACAATATTACTTAGTGTTAATAATTGATCGGTTGTTGCTGTATTGGCAAACCTGTAATCGGAGTTAACGCCACCGATTATGGCTAAGTGTATCTCGTTTCCTGGACAGTAGTCTAAAGTGAATAATCTTCCATCTGAAGTTATGCAATGGGTAAAAATCGGAGTCCGATCCAATCCACCTATATGCATATCATAATCACTTCTACGATACTTCGCTCTCTCATGAGTCGAAACCATCGAAGCCCTTAGATTTTTTGGGCTGTACGTCCAATATATTTTCATCCTTTAATCTTTCTGTATACCAAATGCATTTCTGTAGATCCTCTACTGCATTCTTCTTGTTTCTATATCTCCATAAATACTTTATGGCATTACCCTTTAGGTAGCCTAAAAATTCCTC